AGTCGGTGATAACCTTATTCTCTTCAACACGTCCAAATGCTGTTTTGATGGAGAGATTTCGGCTATATTACCTTTTGCGCCTACATTTTTTTCCTTGCCAATGGTAAACCCTTTCGGGACATACTCCGGTGTATTATCTTTCCCTCGTATGACGGTAGGCCCTCCACGACCGCGAATCCGCTTGCCTGTTTTCAGGTCTTGGTCGAGGGCTTTTAGGTACTCAGGATGCATGCCTGGAGGCATCGGTAGTATAAGAGCCGCATCGCCTCCAGCGCGAAGCAAGGGGGCAATTGAGTCCAGATTGTTTAGCGCCAGCACATCCCGCATAAATTTGTCGCGCTCTTCCTGGGTGGGCAGCGCGGACAGGGCCATGTTGAATGAGCCATGGTAAACATGCTTGCCGCCGTGTACTGCAATCAGGCTCTGCGTGACTCTCGCTCCGGCTGGGGTTGTTGGGCTAAATTTCACTGTTGTCTGCTGGGCTACTTTGCGACTGTCAAGAATGTCTTTTGCGCTTAAGGACTGCGGAGTCAAAGCAGCCTTTATCTTGAGCCTCGTAAGCTGATTGTTTAGCCGCCGACCTTCCTGTATTAGCGCCAGCTCTTGTCGCTTTTTGCGCTCTTGTTTCTGAAAGGCCATTGCTCGAGCATAGGCTATCTGCTCGTAGTACGGCATCTTGTCGCGCTGCTCTTTTGTAAGAAAGGGCAGTTCGTCGGGCATCTTTGCTTCAGCAGCTACCTTTTTAGCTGGCCTCGTGGCAAAAAATTCTCGAGATAAAGCAAACTCTTCCGGGCCTTTGAGGTCCAGGCTGGTATCTGTTTTTAGACCTGAATCCGTGGCCATTGGCGCTTCATCAGGCAGCTCATCGGTCTTTTGCCGTGCGAGCGAAGGCGATTTTTTTGGTGCCGCCATGAGCATTGAAACGTCAGGCGTCATGAGCGAAGGTTCTATCTCAAATCGCTTTGGAGCTATTCCTTTGAATAGCGTAGATGGCTCCACCGGTCCTGTGGTCATTGGTACGCTATCGCTAGCGACAGGCTTAGGATCATCAAATGTCAATGACATAGGAGGCCGAGAATCACCAAAAAAGCTTGGAGTATTATTGCCAATCCCAAACTCTGTAGCCATCCCTGGCGGTTCAGCCTTGGCTGACATCCCTGGAATATCAAGCGCCTGGATTATTGCTTCATAGGGCTTTTTTTTCTTAGGTAGGCCGATGTCTGAAGCAAACTGTTGTTCCATAAACAAGTCGCCAACATTCAGATCCAAAGGCGCTAGCCGTTGGACACCAAACGCTTCCAGGTCATGCTTACTCATAGCTCTATCTCCACCTCAAGGCCACTAACTAAAATTTACTAACCAAGAAGGTTTTGTAATTGGCCCTCGTTCGACACACCCCGGAAAGACGGGAGTTTCATACCAGTACCAGTCTCCTTCCCTGCTTGGTCGGTCAAGGGAGCTCCTACCGTATCTAGGTCTAAAGCCCCCATGATTGCACTAGTTACGTCCGGGCTTTCTTGGGCTTGATTCATGTAGTACATCTCGGCTGCGGGTGCTGACATGCCCTTCAAGGCGCGTCTCTTGCCGGAGACGGCTTCTCGCAACTCTTCTCCGCCTACATCAAGAAGCTCCTTGAAGATTCCACCGATTGCACTCTGAGCAAGGCCTAAGCCAAAGTTTCGCATCGCGGCTTTTTGCCGCTCCTTGGCCATAAACTCTCGCTGTTTTCGGTTTTCAACTTGCTCTTCTTGAGCGCGTTTACGTTGATTCAGGTACCCAGGCGCTAAAAGTTGCCGTGCCATATCTATCTATCCTTTTTTCTAATTATACTTGTAGTACAAATTTGAATACTTGCGCCAATCTACGCCTATGTCTTCCCAGAACATTTTCCAGTAATACGCCTTCATGCCTTGAGGCAAGTCTTCGTAGGGCACCATGTTCCCAGTGCCCGCCTCATAGACCATTCCATCAACTGCACTTGGCGGCGGTTCTTCGTATCCGGTTGCAAAAATCATGAACATGGTTTCTCTTTTCTCGTAGTCCTCCATGTTAGCAAAGCTCTGTGACCACTCATCCTCTGTTACATCCTTCGAAGTTTCTCCGTCCACTTCATCTGCCACTGCCTCAGACATTACTTGAGCCACCTTTTCCTCTGGTGTAGGTGGGCTTGATTGATAAAACGCAACACTAATATCATTTCCTGTCGCCGGGTCCTTTCTGACCTCATACGTTATACCTCTCATTACTTCATACACCGGCACGCCATTATACAGCGCCTCTAGCGCACTAGCTTTGCTGGCCGGGTCCCACTTGTCGCCCAAGGAAAGGCCTAGCTCGTCGTTTAGGAAATTCCATGAGTCTGCCACTTCTTGCTCGGTGCGGCGATTTCTCTCTGCCATTTCAAATAATTCTTTCTTAGTTTCGTCACCGGTAAGCGCAGTCAACATACCGCTTATTGCGGCAATGTTTGCCCTGCGTTGCTCATCTCCCGCAATCTTGTTTTGAATGGCTAGGTCGGTAAGCTCGCCAAACTCTTGTGCTGCAATGCCCCCAAAGCCAGCGCCAGCTAGACCGCTTGCGCCCATGCCCCGCATCGCCATCTGCTGCGCTAACTTAGTTGCCGCTTCATCGGCCTTCGCCTGTATTTGCTGTGCTTGAGCAGTCAGCTCATCGTCTGTAAAGAAACCCTCTCCCTCGGAGTCAAGCAGGTCACGTAACTCATCACGCAAAGCCTGTAGCGTAGAATCTACAGTAGCTGGCTCGGGAGCAGGCTCGGCTGGAACCATTACCTCAGGATCGAGCCTTGGTGGTGCAAAAGTGAAGGCGGGCGTTTCTGGTATCAGAGCACCATAAAAATCGCGATATACATCACCACCAAATGTGTCTATAAATGCCTCTGCGCCAAACTTTGAAATAAAGTCATCTGCATACTCCTTGCCTTTGCCCTGTAAAGACGCCTCAAGAAGCTCTGTGTTAGCGTTTTTTTTCTGCTGCTCGGTCTGGGGTGGTAGGTTCTCTGGCAGCTCTGGGCTAAACCTTACAAAGTTCTCAGGTATCATGCCTGCAATATCAATAGCTGCTTGCTGGGCTGGAGAAAAGTCTTGGGGCTGCGAGGTCTGCTGTGGCTTTGGCGCTTCCTGCGGTGCCCGCTGCATAGCCGATTGCGCTCCTGTCTGCATTTGTCCTTCAGGCATTGCCTGAGGCATCGCTGGCGGTGGTGTTTTTGGCTGTGGCGGCATGCTTGGCTGCATTGACTTCGGAGCGCGGTCCATAAACATGGTAGCCGCTGCCTCTCGCGCTCGGCCCATGTCTGTGCCCATTGGCCCTTGCATCGGGTTGAATCGGCCCTGTGCTCGCTGTGGTGCTCGTTGTGGCGCTCGTTGTTGCTGCGCTGGCTGGCCCATTGATTTGGCCGCTCCGCGCATAGGCGGCTGTTGTGGCGCAGGGGCCGGTTTCGGCATGTTGGCCGGGGGAGTCGCAGGTACAGCAGGAGTGCCGTTCTTTCGCGGCTTGAACTGCCTAGCTGGTGCCTGTGTTGCTGCTTGTTGTTTGCGCGGTATCACTTGAAGCTCCTATGCCTGTAGCAGCGTCTTGATGGTAAGGGTGACGTTGATGTCCGAAAAAGAGGTGCTGCCGCTGCTGTTGGCTAGCGTAAATAAAACATAGTTATTTGTAGCTAGGTTAATGTTAGGCGTCGATGTGCCTGCTATATTATTAAAAGAGCTGGGGCCAAAGGTAAGCATACTTCCATAGGTCTGACTGTTGCCCTGGGTGTTTGTCAAAATTGTCACCGCAGTGGAGAGAGTTGTATGGTCATCGGCCTTCTGCACAGTTAATGTCAGTTGATCAGTTGACGACGTAGGGCTTCTACTAAGAACAGAATAATCTAGCTTTGTAATAATTGAATCGGTGTTGATGCGAACCTTAAATTGCCGCGTCGTTGATGTGCCTATATCAGCAAAGTAAAACGGGTACGCCACTATTGCGTATTTCTCGGTCAGATCATTTATGCTTAATCCATCAATCACGCCTTCGATTTTTCTGTTGTCGGAATTAAGCTGGCCTGCGGTAAGGACATCACCTGCGGTATATGTATTTAGACTGAAAGTAGACATATCATTTCCTTTATGGACCTCTTACTTCGACCGTTCCTACATTTCCCGCATCTGCGCTATTAAGTCCATTTTTGTAAGAGATTGCCTCTCGTGTAGCTTGCCCCCTTGAGTGGGAAAGCATCACAGCACTAGAGGAAGAGCTAGAGGTAAAATTCGGAGACACTACGTTGCCTACAAATGAATAGCCCCCAACATCATCTTCTGCGTATATTGCATGAGTCGACCGTGAGTTCCTCATGCTGTTACCACTTACAATGCCCAACTGCGATGCGCTCTTTATTTGTACAGCGTAAGTCAAGTAATTATCGAATACGTTATTTGTGATCCGCGTAAAGTTTGATGCAACTATTTGAATTGCAGCGTTCCTCGTTGTCTGCAAACCAAAATGACAGTCATCTATTACGCATCCATGTCCGGTGATTTGAATAATGCCCTCTGTGCCAGTGCTGCTTACCCCGGCAGCAGTAAGCTGCAATGCCGTTACGGACTCTTCAAACTTGAGCCCTCTTAAAGAGCACTCGTCGCCTGAAATTTTAAAGGCAGGGTCATTGGCAGAGCTGCTGGAAGAAAAGCCAAGCGGAGTGCAGTTATATATAATAATAGACTGCCCAGGAACAGCGGCTATCAGGTGAATTTTGCTTCTTGATATATCTATAGTCTTCTTTATGAAGTACCTACCCGGCGCTAGGTATAGTCTTACGCCGTCTGGGTCCAGCCCCCCTGCGCTTGACTCTCTGATGGCTTTGCTTATGGACTCCGCTGGAGTAATAACGCGGTCCCTAGCGCTAAGGCTGCGCTCAATTCCATAAAACGCATTCAGGGAGCCCAGCTTGGTGTCCCATCCAATTCTTGGCAGCAGCGTCATCTTGTATCACCGCGATCAATTTCAAAGGCCCAGGCGTTCATCCTAAGCCTCGCTTCTCCCATCACATCCCCAATCGTATCGCTTACGTCGATGATCGATGTTGATGGGTCTTCTCCTGAGCCATCAGGGTCATAATATGAAAAGCCACCATTGCTATAAAGCGCGACACGCAGTGAGCCATCCGTTGACCTGCACCCACCGCCTTTGGACTTAAAATACTCCCGCCCAATCAAAAACATGCTGTCAAGAGTGCCTGCTTTTACTGTAAGGTTTCCACTGCCATCTGGAAATGCCGTGGTGAGTGTTTCGTCAGTGCCATCAGTGCCACCAGTGTCCCCCAGCAACGGCGATGTGTTACTGTCCATGTCTTCTAACAGCTCAACGGGAAACATTGGCAATAGGCCTGATGAGTCATCCAGGTCTAATTGATGTATTGTAGTGCTATCAAAAACAGACCATCGAACATCGCTGTCTATATCTGTCAACAGTGTTGCGCCGCGAGATTTTATAGAAAATCGTGTAGACTGAATACGAGCAGTCCCCATAACATTTTTATCAATACGGCCAGTTATCCACAGAAAAGCTATATTAAAATCTTTGTTTGGAGCTGGCAAATCACAATACCTGCCATACTCCCGTATCGATCCGCCGTCTTTAGTGAAGCCTGTGGTATACAAGGTTTCTTCTGCACCCTGAACCACGCTTACCCCATCGTACATACAAGTCCCTGGAACGGAAGACGAACCTTCTCGAAAGTTTGGCATTGCCCAAAAATAAAAACCACCATGCTTATAGTCATGCACCAGGGTAACTGGCAGCGCGTTTTTACCGTTAGAAATGTAATCCCCATCTCTGCCGGGTGAGGGTATCGACCAAAGCAACAAGCTTCTTTCTACATAGTGAACAGAATTCACTGAGCTTAATGACTGCTTGTGTGCATTGAACGGCCAACCCAACGACCTTGCAGCTTCTCTGAATGTGGACGGCACAAAGCCGTTTCTTAACTCTTCAGACCAAAACTGGTCTATGCCCACTGAAACCTTGGTCGCCTTTGATCCATCAAAAGCATAGATTCCATCTCTAGCCATCCAGTACAGCAGCCCATTGGCCTCGACGATTGACCAATGAGAAATGCACCCTACGCCGCCGTCAATCTTACGTAATTGAAAGTCTGATGCAGAGCTTCCAAGCACGACGTACATAGACACGTCCGTAAAAACCACAAGAACATCCTTGAAGCTAGCAGCGCCTGTAATCTCTTCTCTGTCGCCAGTGCGTAGGCAGTGAGGGGCCTGAATGTCTAGCGAAGAAAACTCATCGCTAAACATCATCCAGTCGCTTCCTAGCGTGTAACTTGCACCCCCAGGATCTAAAATAATCCCTGGAATAAGGCTCTCTTTGTCTTCCAGCACATTAGTAAAGTGAAACTTAGTGTTCGCCCCCCAGCCCATGTAAAAAACTTTGTCTGCATGAGACACTGCAATTGGACCCTTTGGCACGCTAGCAATATACGAAATGTTGTCTTCGTTAAGTCTCAGACAGTCCCCTCCTTGGGTTGACTCGTCCATGTTTGCCACGCGCACAGACCCACTTGGCAGCACGCAATAGGTCGCAGAGGGAGCAACTATCAAAGTGGCGTCAAAAGCTAAATCTGGACCACCCGGTAATCGCACAGGTATAAACGAGCAACGAAAACCATCAAAGTAATGGTCTGGCTCTACTACGTCTAGCTCATTGCTGTCGGATGCTGCGATTTGCGCCTGTTGAGCTGCAATACCTATTTCCGTAAGATTTGTGGTCACGGTATCGCCAGTAACCAAGTTGTGTACCTCGGCTATAACATCGTCTCCCGAGGTGGACCTTCCTACGGTAATAAGCCTTTTGTGCTTGTCTGGATGATCTGTAACGTGAATCTGAGAAAACGCGGGGCAGGTGGTAAAGTGTTCGAAACCTTTACGCTCCCGCAGCTCGCCATACGAAGTATCTACATTGAGCATGCAGTCGGCGGTGATGGCTTCGCCCTCAACGTCTTGAAAAGCATCTCGCCATTCAAGGCCCTTTAGAGGTGGGGGGAAGTGCCGGGGCCTCGCCTTTGCCATTATTTTCTCCGGTAGCTGCGTACTCGGTTATTTCTCTGGGCTTGCTGGAAGTTGCCGAATGAAATCAGCTCAGACTGTGCGGCGCTCCATAGCTGCGTGATGCTGGCTGCGTTCTGCCCTTCCTGCTTCGACAGCAACAAGTATGCACCACAGTAAGCAACTGCTTGATGCATGTGCGGAAATGTACCACTTAGAACCTCAACACCGTCCGCTAGGGGGGTGGGCTCCGCAGGCACATATAATATTTTCAGAAACCGCTCGTCATCTGGCACAGGGGCTATGTCCATGAACTTGCCGCGCATGGAATAATACAACTGACTCAAGCCACGGGCGCTATGGTATCCAGAGCCGTTGCAGTACGCATCGACCAAGGCAGTCTGAGATGTAGGGAGCACTTCCTGCGGCTCGTTATTAGTGCCTACTGCGCCGCTCTCGTCCGTCTCCCAAACGCGCTGTATGACCATAGGTATCTCACCAAGGCCGTCCGGTGCAGACTGGCTAAGGTCTATTGACTTGGTATCGGCAGGCAAAGTAACCGAGCCTTCCGTAGAGAATATGCTTGGGTCGCGTTTGGCCAGCAGGTTGTACACAATCTGGTTGGCGCGTGAGATTGCACGGTTGACTACAGCATCGCTAAAGAAATCCTTGCGCGGGTCATCCAGCAAGTCCCGGATAGTAGTTCTTACGTCAGCCCGCGTCTCACCCACGTGCAAACACCCTTTGCGAAACTGGGCGGTGGTAGCTAATGCCGAGAGCGTTCGCAGCGCCCACAGCCTTACCATGCAGGTCATACGCTAGTGCGCGACGTTCCCTGCGTAGTGCAGCCTTAGCCATAGCGCGAGTCTTTTCTCGCTTCATCTTCAGCTCGGCTGCTGCCTGAGCACCGCCTTGGGTGCGGTCACAGGCAAGAATGTAAGTAGGCAAGCGAGGGTCGTTGATGCACAGTGGAGTATCAAGCTCCCCCGGCTCAACGTCTTCAAAAATCCCTCGCCGCCAGTGTGACCAGATATTGGGTAGTTCCTCGATATGGGTGCGCTCTCGCGAACCAAAGTCGTCCTTTACTACGGTAGACTGGACGTGAGCAATTGCCCACGCCTTGGCGTCACCGTCATAACCGACAACCAACTTGGGATTGCCGCACAGCCGTTGCAATCGACGGCTGTGCGATGTCTTCCAGTTGATGCCAGTGACCTTGCGATACATCTCCTGGTCTAGAGATGGCCGCAAGTCACCCCGTGTATCGAGAATAATGTTACCCATTAGCTAGCAACTACTACCTTTTGAGGAAGTGCATTTTTAGCCTTTTGAGCGCCTGGTGTGAGCTTAGGCAAGTACCAAAGCTCAATGCCAAGAAATCGAAAGTCAGTTAGGGTGCCAGAAATAAAACCAGCTACCTGTAGCACAAGGGCATCGTATTGGCCGTCAGCATCTTCAAGGCTACCTGCGCTAATTGTTCCAGCCTGCGTTGCATAAAACGTGCTGCCGGTATTTGGCGCATCTGAAGGAATGGTAACATTTAGTGCTGTTTTAGTCGCAGCGTCTGTAGGGATTGCACTGAAGTCTCCTATTTGCGAGTACGAAACAATTGGAGTAAACGCATTTCCGCCACCGCTGTTAGATGTAGAATGCCAAAAACAACGCACAAAAATATCAGAATCTACGTCCATAAACGTAGGCTGCGATAGAAGTGTTTGAACCCGGTCAGCGTTAGAAAACTCAAGCCCCAGAAGGCCGGTAGTCCCTGCCTCCTTCAAGGGCGCGTTACCATTGCCTGCCGCAGTAAGCTCTTCTGCATCTTGTGCCCCGTCAATAAGACCAACGCCAGTAAACGCGGTAGCCGGTATAAATAGGCACTGATACTCAAGCTCAATATTGTTATTACGAATTCCCATGTTTGCCCCTCCCAGGGTGCTGTATCTAATCGGAGTCAATCAGAGGGCTCGAACCTCTCCTGTAGCCCTGCCGCTAGACTGACTGATGCCCAGGGGCCAAGCGGCCCCCAGACTACTTCAATTATGAAGCAAATGCGAAGTTTGTCTCATCAAACTGCAAGTCTTCCAGCACACCATGAGCGTTTCGCTGGTAGCAGACCAAGTTTCCGATAGTGCCGTATACAATTTCGTAAGACACTCGATCAGTAACTCGCTGTAGAAGCGAATCCGTCTCGTCGAATCCCATAGGCACAGTCTCACACATCGCCAAGCAATCCATGCTCAGGAATGTAAGCTTACCAGGCTCGAACATATCGTCAGGAACGATAGGGATGTCGCGCTCGCCATTGTTCCAGGTCAGGAACGAACGCTCGTAACCGCCCTTGAACTTACAAGGCTCATATCGCACATCGCTAACGAGAGTGTTCGCGATTTCGTCAACCTGAGCATCGTGACCAGTCACGTAGTCAGGACGTTTGCCAGACTGAGTTTTAATGCTGCGGAATACCTTGTTCATTAGGTCATGCGACCACGGACGGCTGGTGCCGCTGGCGTCATCAACATACGCAGCCCACTGTGGGCTTGATGCAGGATCGATGTTATACAGCGAACCAGTGTCATCAACGATATGGGCAATTCCAGTAAACTCTTGCTGGTATGCGTTAGACCCAGAGCCACCACGAACAATAAAGTCATCAAGACCAAAGGCAACAGAATCATTCAAATTGATTTTGGTGCCATCTTCGACGCTTCTAATCGTGGTAACAGCAAGGTTGTTATTATTAGTCAGCTTAGAGTCTGTTCCAATTACGATTGGCATGCCAGGTCGCAACTGAACGCACGAAGAAATGTTTTTGACCTCAACTTCGTCTGACGTGTTCGCAGCGGCAACCTGACCAAGAATACCAGTGCTATCGTTGCCGGGAATTTTGTTTCCGACCAACGCACGAGCAACCTCGTACTTAAGGTCTTCTTGCAAGTCATCCATCTTGTCAGCGAGCGCATCAGCGAATGCACCACGGTCAGTCTTAGATACTGCCATGAGGCGCTTCGTGAGCTGTGCGCGACCCCAAACATCCTTTGGCTCAACTTTACCCTTTGCGCGGGTGGCCACGCCTGCCGCCGGAAGCGTTCCATTCTCCCCGATAGCATGAGCGCCATAGGCTCGGCCAAGCTTCGTGGAAAATACAAGCTCTTTGCCCTCAAGCTTTACCTTCTTGGTGCCACTCTGAAGTGCGTCATACAGCACAACATCACGGTTGAGCTGGTCCTTAATGCCATCCTCATACGTCTCTTTGAGAGCGTCTGTGAACGTACTAATTGTTTCAATTGTACTCATCTTTTATTCCTCGATGCCCGTTCACGGGCGTCAGCAGTTCAATTAGTCAATTCCCATGCGCTGAAGGAACGCCTCTCGTGCATCAGAAATCGAGGTAATACGCTGCTTTTCGCCAACGCCGCCCATTCCGCTTTGTGGCAGAACAGGTGGGCTATTGGTGCCAGGGGCCGGAGCCGCTGAAGCAAACCGCCCTTTCCAGGTCGAAGTCTCTCGCTCGTGCGATTGACGAGCAATGTCCCGCACTTGAGATGCGGTGAGATTCGGGTTCTGGAACAGGTGCATTGCAATCTCGTGCTTACTTGCATTCGGGTAGTCCGCAAGTGCCGAGTCAGCCATTGACCGGAAATGAGTACGCAGACGTGCAGTTTCTACCTGCTCCATCTGAGACTGCTTCCATTGAGACAGTTCCGATAGTTGCTTCTCCAACTGTTGCGTTTTTTGCTCAAGTGGGTCCACATACTCTGGCTCTGGCTCTGGCTGCAATGCCTTTCGCAGTGCTTCAACCGGATCTATAGCCTGTTGAGCCTGCTGGTTTTGATGCTCAATGTAATTTCTTAGTTGAGCAATCTGGTCTTCGTATTCGCTCGCCTTCGTCTGAAAGTCGTTTTTCTGCGCTATTACCTGTTGAAAACGGTCATACGGCACCGGACCCGGACTAGACGAGGTATCGCCCTCGCTGGCTGCGCTAGTATCTGCCGATTCCGCAGCAACCTCCACGCTTGGAGTGCTTGCTAAATCCTCACCACCTACGGCCTGCGATTCCGTACCGGAGTCTGTACTCGTTACGCCTTCTGCTGACATGGTTCTCTCCCTGCGCTTTGACGGAGCGCCACCCGATTATTTGGGATCACCACAACAGACCTACTGGCCTGCGTGCATAAACTACAAGCGGACAAATTTCGCTGTCAAAAAATTGTAAACTTATTTGCCGCTGTCGAACTCTATTACATTCCTTCTGATGGCACCATGTCAAACTCGCCAACTCCTGGACCCATTACTCCAGCATCCTCTTCGGGTATGGCGATTTGAGTTCCGGTGTTGCCACGAGACAGTGCGGCCATCTGCTCCATAAGCTCTGGCGGCATCTGCGGACCTGCCTCTGGAGGCATGCCAAAGGCGTCCATTGGCTCAGGCTGTGGCATCTGCGGCTGACCTGGCTGGCTCTCCTGCGGTGGTGGCTCCTGCATAAACGGTGGCCATGCTTCAACTTGTATGGCTTGCTCATCTACGTGAGTCCACCAAGGCACGCCTTGCTGCGATTGCGAAGCATAGTAGTAGCACCAAGCCAAATTGCGCATAAACATGTTCTGTATCTCTGGAGCAAGGCGACGATACTCGGCTGACTGCATGTAATCAGTCCGCTCGTCTATCTGTATCTCCATAGAGTCAATAGCTGGGTTAGGGTGTACGAACGCACCAACCTTCAGCATCTCGTTGACTTCGCGTGCGTATCTGCGCTCACGGCTGTTGTCTCCGTCGATAGCGTCCGTATCTCCAAACTCAAGCATCTTACGGAACTTGATTTGGTTCATTGGGTCTTGGGGATTGCCAAATACACCACGCTCCCACATCATCAACAAACGCTCTTGGCGGAACGAAAGAAGCTTTGGCAGCATCGAGCCGCCTTGCATGCGAACATCCGTAGAAGAAATATCACTTGAAAAGAAACGTATCAGTTCGCTAACCGAGTTCTTGCCCATCACTGGTACGGTGTAGGCAACGGGCATCATGTCTCGCCACATCGTGAGCAGCATGGAGCCAACGCCACAGATAGCCTTCTCGACCTCTTTGACCAACGGCCCTAGCAAAGTTGCCTCAAGGTCTGTCGCCATTCCGATTGCACGACCAGACATATTTGACGGGATGCGACCACGAGTC